ATATGCTCGTCGTCCTCGCTTTCATATGTCACGCGTCTTGAAAATCCGCCTTTGCATACTTCAAAATTGACATTGCCGTTATCCAAGTCATTTTGGTTTACAATGGCGATGTAAAAAGGCTCGTCTGATGTAGGCGTGACAATGCATTCGGAACGAAAATTTATTTTTTTGCCATTAATATCAACTAATTTCATACTTTTTTCAACTTCGATAGTTGTTTTTAATTCCAACACTTGTTTGTCAGTCATAACTATTTCGTTTATTTGTTACTTATCCAATTAAATATACAATTTAATAAAACATCCTTTATATATAAAGTATGCCACTAAAACGTGATATTATCTATCCCATTTTTTTAAAAACAGTACAGTATACAGAAGATCATTTTTGGAAAGATACCTTTGAGAACTTATCCTATGGAATATGTCCAATTGGCGCATACATTAGTAAAGGGTTTATATGTTCAAGTTTAAAGGGCAAAGAGTTTGTATTTAAATTTAGTGATAAAGAACCGCAAGCTATCTACACTGAAGTATTCAGGCTTTTAAAAGAAAAATTAAACATCATGAGTAAAAACGAACGAGGAATACTATTAAAAGAATTTGAAGAAGTTGAACAATCTATTAAAAAGCTACGTACCTGTACGTGGAATGAAATCAAAAAGAAGGGAACACGAGATATCTTGTTTCAAAATTACCTAATTCATATGAAGAAAAAATATGAATTAAAAATGACCCAAATCAAAAAACTGTACAGCATTATTAATTTATGCCTAACACTTAAATCCATTTCCAACTCCGACATCGAGTACGCAGACGGCGAAATTAAAAGCATTGTAGGCATTACTTTTTCAAAAGAAAAATACAAGGTGGATATTGACATTTATAAAAATATCGATGCCTAAGCGGGGTTTTGCCCACAGTCAGCAAAGCTGACGCCTGCAACGCATGCACGCGCGACAAGTTAGCACTTCCTACTCCCAAATAGTTAATTTAAACGTAACGTTTTTGGTACCGCTTTTTGTGAAAAAGCGGTCTCTAAAATACAGGTAAAAGCAATCGGTCGATAATATGAATCACGCCGTTCTGTAACTTTATATCTGCCTCCACGAGGCGTGCCATATTGTTAATTGTAATATCTCCATAATTATTAAGAAACATCAACTCGGTTTGCTGGTTTTTGGTAAACAATTTTGTCAATCGTTGGCTTTCAAGTGTTTTTTTATGAATTTTTTTATTAAGCAAATGTGCACCGACAATATGGATGGCTTGATGCTTATCCATATTGATGAAGAAACTGTTGTCATTACCAAACTGTGCACGCAAATTTGCATCGTTTACTAAAAATAAGGTTTGATCAAATTGTTCGTGCCCCATCTTTAATTCCATGTCAGCCAATTTAATCATCCATCCAAATAATTGGTATTCACCCGAACGGGAATGGATAAATCCTGAAATCGTGTTTAAAGGGATACGACAAACATCTTTTTTGGGAACAGGATCAGCCTGAATGATGTTTTGGTATTGCCAGTAGCCGTGATAAGAAACCATCTTTTTATTAGAAACGTTTTAATTAAAATCGAAATTAAAAATCAATTAAAGAACAATTACAGAAAGTAAGAACAATAATGTCAATTCGAATTGGTCTGGCTCCACTTCTACGGAGTTGTGATAAAACAGATATGAAATTTAAACTTTCCGCGGGTATTATCGTCGGAAAACATCTTGTTCCAGACTCTATATCGTGCAATTCCACGCGCACGCTTATCCACGGTGAGATTTTTCACAGCAAACACGCTGAACATGGCGCAGTATTGTACCTTAAAAATAAAAAGCTTCGCAAAAATACAAAGCTAATCGTGGTGCGGATTGATTCAGATGGAAATTTGGTAAATTCGACGCCATGTGAAAGCTGTATACGGCGTATAAAACAGGCAGGGATAAAAAAAGTTATTTATGTGAATGAATTACAGAAATTGGTTGAATCGCGCGTTGAAAATATAAAATGCATACCGTCTACAAAAAAATCGGTACTTGATTGGTTTAAAAAAGTTAAATTTCACACCGCTTTTTGCGAAAAAGTTTTATAAAGATAGGCATCCTATTTTAATCTCTGATGCCTGATGTTGTGGTTGAATACATATAATTATATTAAAATTATATGTAATGGTATTCTTCATGTGTAAAAAAATTAGTGAAATGATTAGGCATCTTGTAGCATGGCGGTGGCATCTTGTAGCATGGCGGTGGCATCTTGTACGGGCTTGGCTGGAAAATCAAGCATGGCCTTTATATTATCTCCTCTAATAATTCCAGAGAATTCTGTGGTATATTTATTAATATCATCTTCAATTGCTGGTTCTGTATAAGACTTTCTAGACCATATAGCATCAATACTGCTCGTTAGTTTTTTACATATATCATCTCGCGCACATGGTAAATTGTCTAACTTTTCCCTAACATATGGAGTCTCTAAATTAATGGCTGGTTCATTTTTTATTAATTGTTGTATAACATATGTCATTGTTTCAATATCGCTGGGTTGAAATTTTTCTGGAATTGTGACTATGCCATGTGGATAATATTTCATAATAATGTGTTGCAATCTAGACACTTCTAACATTTTTTTTAATAAAGCTTTATAACGACTCACATCTTTTTTGTGTTTAGCTTTACGTTCTTCTGGTTTTGATAAAAGAGCTTTTAAATCCAATAGTACTCCGTTTAAACTTATTATAGGAGGAAGATCCGGTCCTCTAAAATTTATATTTAAAGGTACACATCTCTTTTTGATAAAAAGAAGATCGTACGGAGTCGTTTTCAAATAAAACTCTAAAGGGAAAGGGGTTAAATCACTACTAAACATTATAACTTTAAAAGATATATCAATTGATAAAATAACAACACAGTCTTTGTCTTCTTTAGTTTTTGTTGAACACCCAACAAAGTTTGTTCGCAAATTGATATGTGAAGGCACTTGAGTTTCTTTTCCATCTTTATTTGCATGTGATAAAATCTCACCAATTACAACGTCTCTCAATATTATATTATCTTTTATTTTAAAACCATGATCCCTTATCATGAAACATAAAAAAATCATAGACTTTACCATATTTTCAAAGATGACAAGATGTATGTCTTCATTTGTTATATTTGTGCAAAAATCAGAGTCAATATCGTTTGTATATTTTTCACCCTCTTCTACATCTTGTGTATAATAACGTACAGCATCACCGCCTTTTTTTCGAAGCATTCCTAAATGTTGGGTTTTAGTTTTAATATGCCCTGGATTTAATCTTAAATTTTTATTTGTAGTTGCAATAAACGTATTTAATAATTGACGAAGAGACAGACCATTCGTGGCCGTTTCTAACGTTATACTATTTAAATCGTCTATCAAAGATCTTTCTGTGGGAGGATATATAGCCTTATAATAAGCCATCATAAAGTCTGAAAAAATGCGCTCGTATTTTTCATTAAAAGCTATTACATTTCCATCTTTGTCTAGTTTTCTTACAGGAGTAGCATTTAGACAATAAAGTATAATCTTAAATGGTTCATAACTAGTCAAATTAAAATTTTCATGCATAAGGGTTAAAAATGGTTTTAAATAATACATTGCATTTGTACACGTTTTATAGTCGGGATTACTGTAAAGAGTGTCTTTTAAAGAGTGAATTTTACCATCATTTGGACAAAAATTTGATGGATAAAGTTCATAATATGTTTTTCTAGATGCGGTATCAAATTTTTGTACTAGTATATAGGTTTCTGGGGAGAATAAGTATTCATCTTCTATTGTATGTTGACATTCAGATGTGGGTAAATAAAGACCATTTAGTCCGGCAGCTACTTTTATTTCAAACACGTCGCCATCCTCAGATTTAAATTTTTCTGCTATATATTTTTTACCAGAACACGATAAAAATGCCTTATTATTTTCCATATCTACATCTCTATTGCCAACGCCTCTATATAAAGTAATTCCTGCTCCTATAAAACCTGTACTAATTATCTCTTTTATTTTTGCGACAACTACACCTTCAACAAAATTCAACTGTTTTTTATTTCTTAATTTTTCGTTTATTTGTTTGTATTGTTTTGTGTCTGCCACATACCAATCTAAAAATATCTTGTTAACACTTAAATCATTCGTTCCTTTTAAAATAAGTGGTTTGTTGCTGTAATCTATTTGTTTTAATTTTGTTGTTAAATAGAGCAATAATACTTCTAGTAAAAAAGGACAATCATACCCACTAAAAAGTATTTTTAATCGTTCTATTTTTTCAGAAGTAAGTGTAAGAAATTTACATTTTAAATATTCTGCAAATGTAAGGTCGCATATTTTATCACGAGCGACGTCGTTAGGATTTTTGTATACACCTTTTTCATCTTCTTCAAAACAGTGACATATTTTATCTGTCTTCTTTTCAAATCCTTTATATTCAATGTCTATATCTTCTACAACTTCCATAGCTTCAACCCGAGGTTGCCCTCCCGCTGCGGAAAATTTAGATGTTTCAGAACTTTCAGAACAACCGAATGCTAGTGGCATAAATTTAGATACAACATTTTCACATTTTTCATGTGTAGGGCAAAATTGTGTACCATTTTTAGAAAATTTACCACATTGTTTCTTATTAATCTTATTAATACATTGACATCGGGGGGTATCTGTGCCCATTACTTGGTCTTGAGGTGGAATAACCGGCTGTTGTGTATCACATTTAAAGTGTCTAGAGCAAAATTGTTGTCCCTTTGTTACATCTATTTTAATTTTACATTGTCGCCATGCTCCATCTTTTTTATCCTTCACAGAGCACTGACATGTATGTGAATCAGGCATGGCGACTGATGCAGGACCAGGTTTGTCATGAGGCAAATCGGCCATATCTTCATCTACTGAATTGTCACCACGTAAACGTTGATTTTCCATAATACTAAATGTAGGTGTAATATTTATAAAACCACTCCCGCTTTTAAATTCAGCCATTACGCTACTATCCCATATAATTTTAAAAATCCCTCTAATCTCATCCGGCAATTCTAAGCAACTTGAAAAACGTCGTGTAACTGATGTACTTTTTATAAACCCAGGATCAGTTATATCATCTTTTAAGCTTTTATAACGTTCTATATCTTTTTCAAGTTTTTCTTTTGAAAAGCGCGTTAAAATTCTAAATTTATTTTTTACAGGGTTTTCTAGATATTGCAGTTCTTTAAAAAAATATTCTACACTAATTACGGGTGGATAAACATTTGGAATTTTAGCTGGAATGTTGCTGTATTCTGCATTTATATCAAGTATATTTAAATTTTCATTATATGGCGCTTCGTTATAACGACCGCCTACTTCTGTTATTTGCGATCCAATCTTGAAATAGACAAATGTATGGTAAATACCTTTACAATCTACCTGTAGAGGAGCGGGTACAGTCTTCAAGATGTACGTAAATGGAAGACCGGCAAATGTAAATGTACATGTCTTGATTTCATAAAAATCAGTTGCTACTCGATTTAGCCACGATATAAGGAAAAATAAAGATAGCATATTATTTTCATAGATTATTTTTAATGTTTTTAAGGGAAGTGAAGGTACATAAATTTTTACATCAATATCATTTACAGAACACTGATCCCCTATGTATTGACAGTATGCTTCACCTCCTATTTTTAGCATCTCTCCCCATCCATTTTTTAAAATATATTCATTTATTTCTGCCAAAAACGAGTTGATAATTTGTCGTAGTTTCATTTCTGTGCCATCTATATTTAAAAAAAATCTATCTATTAGAGTGCCAGATGTTACAGCATTTGTGATTTTAAAGGTTTCATCTCCCTCTTTTAAATCACAATTCATATATTTTAAAAATTGACGAAAAATGATAGAATGTTTACGTTGCCTGTTGAATAATTCATAACATTTTAATATACATCCATATGCTTCTGTTTCATTTTTTTTATAAAGATCAATTACATTTTTAACTCTTAATTTTCCTATTGCAACTTCTTCTCTTGCTATTTTATAATAAAAATAAAATGAACTAAATATAATGTAACCATCTTTAGTTAGTGTTTTTAATCCAATACTATCATCATATAAAATAGTTTTAAATTTAAAAGGGGTATGTTCATTATATATATCAATTGTAATAAATGGTTCCCATTCACGTAGTTCACCATTTATAAAAAGTGATAATGTTATACCTGTATTAATTTTTTCTGTTATTTCATACTGTATTTTAGACTTTTTATAATCATATCCAAGCATACGTTTAAATTGTGCGTGATCTGCTTCAATTTTAGCTTTAATACCTTCAAGTCGTTTCATTGCCTCTTCTTCCCATAACTCTAAATTTTGCCTTGTTAATATCAAAATATTTAAATCTTTCATTGTTTCATCTATATTTTCTATATCTAATCCTAATTCTTCTATACGTGTCGTTGCAATGTCACTCGTTTTCAATGCGTTCTTTAAACTTGAATATGAATAAGAACCGTACATTGTTGCGATAGTTCCTTCAATGGTATTTGCGTATTCAAGAAATGCTTTTAATTCAGCAAAAATAATCTTGTCTGAACCTAATGAATCCTTTATATATTTTGTCATTTTTTTACGATATTTAATTTCTGGGTCTTCATTTTTGTCAGCCATTTTTATTTATTTAAATTAATTTAATTTAAATAACTATTTAGTATTTTTATAAAAAAAAAGCTATTTACAGTACATTTCATTTATTACGATAGGACAAATTAATTTATTTTTATCTGTCTCATTTTCTTTCTCTTTCTCTGTATCATTGTTAATGATAACAATGTTATCCAATATGTGTATTATATTAAAGTCCTCCAAATCTTTATCTTTATCTTTTTTATCAGTGTTGGTTGGCTCTACAATTGGTTTAAAGCAACTTGAACACTCTTTATCTTTTTTATCAGTGTTGGTTGGCTCTACAATTGATTTAAAGCAACTTGAACACTCTTTATCTTTTTTATCAGTGTTGGTTGGCTCTACAATTGATTTAAAGCAACTTGAACACTCTTTATCTTTTTTATCAATGTCGGTTGGCTCTACGATTGATTTAAAGCAACTTAAACAATCTAGATTCATATCTTTATCTTTATTATTATAATATTTAAGACCACATTAACTATTTTTATGCTCTTCTTTGTTATACACATTCAATACAGTAGCTGACGGTTCACTTCCCACTTGACTCCATTTTGGCAACCACAACGGAATCTCTGGCTTATAAGACTTGTACACCTTCATAAATACCGTTTTATAATAATTACTTTCACGCGTGCCCCCAAAATCATCCACATGTTGTGTCTCGACATATTCGTGAATCCACTTGTACCACGGCTTTTCTGAACTACTCACCGCATCTGAAAATGCCGCCTTGCGTCGCCATAACACCTCGTCTGGCAAATACCCTTCAAATGCTGTACGCAAAAGATGTTTCTCAAACGACAAGCCGTCATGCATCTTTGGCTTTTTCAATACCCCCGATGTCTGCAGTGCAATCGATATCAATGCGCTGTCCAAGAACGGTTCGCGAAATTCCAAACTATTTCCTGCCGTGCATCGATCGGCCCGCAAGACGTCGTATTTGTACAAATTTTTCACCAATCGAATGCTATCCAAAAACAAATCGTCATCGCTTGGCGCATTATGTGAATACAGATACCCACAAAATAATTCATCGCTTCCTTCGCCTGAAAAAATCACTTTTTCAGTAAAGCGGGCATCGATCCATTCGCACAACATGTACATCGGCGTACTCGCACGTACGGTCGTCGTATCGTAACTACCCAATTTTTTAATTACAGTTGGAATATAAGCCAGGGCATCCGTGTACTGAATGACCAATTCGTGATGATCAGTGCCAAGATAATTAGCCACTTTTCGCGCATAGACCAAATCAGTAGAGTCGGGAAAGCCGACCGAGAATGTCTTTAAAGTGCGTCCTGATGCTTTTAATTCGCGCGTCAAGATGGATGCAATCAACGACGAGTCCAAGCCACCGCTTAAAAGACATCCAATAGGTCGGTCGCTACATAGACGTTTACGAACGGCTTCAATAAGTGTTTCACGCACGAGGGGTAATGTTGTGTCTTCGTCTTTGTAAAGAAGAGATACAGGCAATGCACCATATTCACACCCAGAAATAGTTTCAGTTGTTTTATTAAACTCAACATAGGTAGAAGGAAGGACCTCAATGATAGGTTCAAAATCTGTGTCGACGTCTGTGTCAACACCTATAGCTTCACTTGCAACAGTTAGCGTATGGAGAATATCCTCTCTACCGCGTCTGTAAAAAAGCGGTTTAACACCAATGCGGTCGCGCGCCATATAGATAGACTCCCGTGTAACGTATACAATGGCAAAGACGCCATCAAGGAGACGCAAGGCTTCCGCAAATCCGTATTTATGTACAAGATGCAAGATGATTTCGCAATCACTTTTACTGACCAATGGAAATTGCTCCTGTTCTTGTAACTTTTCGTAATTGTAAATTTCGCCATTGCACATCAGAAAGTCGCAATCCAGTTCAAACGGCTGATCGCCTTTTGGTGTCAAGTCGTTGATGGCCAATCGATGAAAGCCAGCAAGACAGTTGCCAAATAAAGAGAGGGTGTGTCGATCAGGCCCACGGTGTTCAATGGAGGAATATTGGCATAAAAGTTGTTTAAAGAGTTCTTTGCGGATGATTCCGTCCTTTGTAAAATGTAAAAAAATCCCGCACATCTGTCTTTATATTTTAAATATTGTATTTAAGTGGTTTTATTTATTTTATTAAATAAATAATGAAAAGTACAATGCTAAGCAAATAACCTATAATTGTAACACTTCCTAGTAATATTGTGGGTCCAAATAGTTAATTTAAACATAACGTTTTTGATACCGCTTTTTGTGAAAAAGCCGTGAAATAACTTACATAACGTTTTTGGTACCGCTTTTTGTGAAAAAGCCGTGAAATAATTTAAACATAACGTTTTTGATACCGCTTTTTGTGAAAAAGCGGTGTTTATTTCATGTCAAACAATTGATACACTTTTTTGTACCAATTTTCGGACCCACACACAATTTTCATGATATCTTGTACATTTGGTAAAAATAGTGCCAGTTTAATAAGAATGCGAAGGTCCAATACGGGGAATGCTTTTTTAAATTGAAAACATCTTAATTTTCTGATCGTTTTATGCAATGTATATTTCTGAAGATGTCGAAAAAGCGGATTTGCGTCAAGCGTCGTGCACCATACCATTTTATCAGGAAAATTAGAGATGGTGTCCACGATAACTTGGTGAGAATCCTCGTGGTCCTTATACTCCTTATACTCCTTATAATCAATTAATATATGTTTACCACTGTATTTTACAACTGAAGAAGCGATGACAGTTTCAGTAATAGGTTTGATACGCAATGTTCGCCCGCGCTCAGATGTTGTAATGGCCGTAATATTTTTTTCATCGTCAAACAACTCAATCGTGCCAAATACAGATAAAATAAGCTTGTTATATTTTAGTCCAGACAGTAAAGGATAACTTGAGATTGGCAAGAAAATTTCAACTGTGTTTCCAAACGTATTTTCACCTTTTTCAAGCTTGATTGACTTGTAATGTCCCGCAATAATCTCAAGAAATGCTTGAATGCTTTCCAAACGATCTGTAATGCATAAAAAGTAAGGATATAGCTGTAACGGATTTACAGTCATTTTTGTTTCATCGATCGATGAGACATGGACACCGTGTTGATGTTCACCAAGTCCAATCGAGATGTGTGTTTGGGAGGGACATGTGGACGGCTTTTGAGGGAAAAACGAAAAAGTGTAATGAAGCGGGTTGACAAATGGGGCAACACTGTTTGTTTGTGTGTGTTTCTCCTGTTTGTCTCCGCATACCTCAAAAAAAAGCGTTTGTGAATCCGGTTTATCTTTTTTTAAAAGTGTGATGGAAGGAAACATGTCTTTTAAAAATTCAAATTTATCAGGCGCATTTGTTGAGATTGTAACCGCAGATGATGCACTATTATCTACCTTTATATCATTTATAGCATTAAAAAGATATGGGATCAATTCACAGTTTCGCCCAACGTTTTGTAAAGCCCTTAGAATGATTTGACGAGGTGTTCGTTCTACCATTTATTTTATATTTAATAAGATTATTAAATCGTATTAAATCAACAACGCTTTTAAATTATTTCCAAACGTCTTTTTAATTCTTCCAACTCCTCTTCGTCATCGGCTTTCTCCTTCTCTTTCTCCTTCTCTTTCTTTTCTTTATCAACCGGCACATTTGGTAAAATAATCGGGACCTGTATAGGTTTTGATTCTTTCTGAAGCTGGCCAAGCTCCTCCAACTCTTTCAGCTCGTCGTCGACATCGATATGCACCAAAGGCCGTGATAGGACAGACGCCACCTCTTGTTGGTCGTCAACGGCGTCCTGCAGTTCGTCCATGACGCGCTCGACGTCGTCGGCCTTGATACCCGTTTCTTTCATGACCGAATTAACTTTGGCAAACGACTCGACGGCCGACTTTTGAAATTGCGTGTTTTCCAAGTTTAGTTTTTGGACTTCAAGATTAAACATGGCGTCGTCGATCGTTTTGACCTGATTTTCGTACATTTTGCGCTTTTTCAAGGACACTGAAGCGTTTTCTTTTTTGCCAAGGCGCACAAATTCACGCGCTTCGGTCGTAAGTGCTTCTATTTGTTTCTCAAGATGTGCCTTGCGTTTTTCTTGGGTTTTTAGGGTGTCGGAGATGGCGTGGATGGCTTCGACAATTTTTGAAGTTTTTTCGGCTTCGACTTGCTTTTTTGGTGTCCCGAACAAATTGAAAAAACTCATCATTTACTTACTATTTTAAAGATATTTAAGAAAAATAAAAATCAATTTTATAATAAATGGAAAATATTGACGAGAAATTTAAAGAGTCTATTAAAAAAATGTTAAAAGAATTACGAAAGAATGACAATAAGAAATGGAATGACTTTCTCGAAAAAATACAAGATGTTAACATTAATTTTCTAATAGATAAAGATAAAACTGAATATATAAGTCAGCTTAATAAGATAAAGGTGGAGATCGGTCTAGAATTAAGTGGCCTTCAATTCAAAAAATACAAATCAAAGAGATCCAAGTCGCTTCGTAAAACCTCTCGTAAGTCGCTTCGTAAAACCTATCATAAGTCTCCCTCTAAATCTCTTCGCAAAAAGTTGTAAGTAAATTTAGTTTTAATTTATTCTTAAATAAATTAAATGGCATACACAACCGGATCGACGTTTTCTTTACAAACCGGGTATAATATACCACCACTTATCTATCCAGCAAACGGGATGACGTCTTCCACACGAACAGGTGGCATCGTCTCATCAAGCGACCCATATACAGCCAATATCACAAGCTCTTTTTTAACAGACATTTCAAACATGACTATAACGGCCGAACAACAAGATTTAGGTGCATCCACAATAGTGACAGTGACTTCATCAATGCAAGAAGGTTCAGGTGGCGATTATCTGTACAATTTAACTTGCGCTTTTATGGGTGATAGCCTTAAACAGTCAAAAAATTATATAGATATTATAAGATCATCGGCTGAATTAACTGATTTACGATTGTTTGTGACGAATTGGTACAATGAAACTGTAAACTATACTAGTTCCGGATTTTATTTTATTAATTACAAGACCAATAGCATACCTCGTCATATATAAATAAAAATAAATAAAAAATAAATAAAAAATAAATAAATAAATAAAATTTTTTAATTTCAACCAATAAACAAACTTAAAAAACTAAATTTTTAATTGCTACTTAAAAACAACCACAAGTATAAAAACAAGATGTCCGCTAAAACCGCTTCTACCAAATCCACTTCCGCCAAATCAACTGCCTCCGCTGCCGAGGCCCCCGCCAAGAAGGTCGCTGTCGAGAAGAAGGCCGTCGAGGCCCCTTCCAAGGTTGCCGAGAAGAAGGTCGCCGAGAAAAAGCCTGATGCCAACACCAAGCCCGCCAAGAAGGCCAAGGCTGATAAGAAGGAGTCGTCTGCGACCGATTCGGCCGTTGCCAGTGCATTGGCCCCCTCGACCGTTGAGGTGACAAGCCACGTCGTG